GGTAACGATGGGCGTCGTGAAGCCAACCGATGACGAAGCCGAGCAGATGGCCGCAGCCCAGCAGCAACAGCAGCCCGATCCGCAGTCGATGTATCTGATGGCCGAAGCTGGTAAGGCGCAGGCGCTTACCATCAAGGCACAGGCCGATACAGAGTATACGCTGGCCCGCGCCGAAGAAACAAAGGCGCAGACAGTTGAAACTTTGTCGAACATTAATATTAACGAACGCAAGTCTGCTATTGACACTGCGGAAAAAATAGGGGCTGCGTTGCAGTCACAACGGAATGTGGTTCCACCCACCACGCAATTTGGGTGAGTTTGACGGGGTATCTATGAGTAAGGCAGAATTGGAGAACGACGACACGCTCGATACGGTAATGATCGACACCGAGGAAACTGGCAGCGCCCAAGATGAGACCAAAGCCGTCTTGGACAACGACAGCGATGACGATGATGCCGAGGACGTAGTTGTTTCCATTAACGGGGAATCGCCACCCCAAGAGGAAGAGGTTCGCGCACCCGATTGGGTTCGTGAAGTGCGTAAGTCGAACCGGGAAAAAGAGCGGAAGATTCGTGAACTCGAAGCCAAGCTGACTACCACAGCGACTGAGAACAAGCCGGTCGTGTTGGGTGCCAAGCCTTCGCTGGAAGAATGCGATTACGATTCTGATCTGTACGAAAGCAAACTATCCAACTGGTATGATCGCAAGCGCGAATCAGATCAGGCCGAGGCACAGGCCCGCCAATCACAGCAGGCCGAAGCTGATGCATGGAGCGAAAAGCTGGCGTCCTACAATAAGGCTAAGGCTTCGTTGAAGGTGCGCGACTATGAAGAGTCCGAGGCATTCGCTCAGGACAATCTGACGGTCACGCAGCAGGGCATCATCATTCAAGGCTCTGACAACCCGGCGCTGATTATCTACGCACTTGGCAAGAACACAAAGCGCGCCAAGGAACTCGCCTCAATCAATGACCCCGTGAAGTTCGCCTTTGCGGTTGCCAAACTGGAGACTCAGTTGAAAGTGACCACCCGCAAAGCATCGACCGCGCCAGAGCGCACAATCGCCAATGGTGGCGGGCGGCTCTCAGGTGCTATCGATTCCACACTAGACCGCTTGCGCGCGGAAGCCTTGCAGACCGGCGATTTGTCGAAGGTCATGGCTTACAAGCGCGGGAAAAAATCAACCTAACCTTTTGGAGTTAAGACAATGGCCAACGCATTTAGTAAGGAGGAAATCGTTGCTTTCGAGAACATTCTCGAAGGTTTCAACGACGCCCTGATTCTCTCGAAGAACATCAACATCTACAACACCAACGGTGTTACGATGGAACGCGCCCGTGACACCATGTGGCGTCCGCAGCCCTACATCGCACAGAGCTTCAATCGCATCGTTGGCAACACCATTGCCAGCGACATTCAGACGATGACGCAGCTTTCGGTGCCTTCGACGCTCGGCTTTGCCAAGTGCTCGGCTTGGCAGATGAACGCTCTTGAACTGCGCGATGCGTTGCAGGAAAATCGCCTTGGCGATGCTGCAAAGCAGAAGCTGGCTTCGGACATCAACCTGTCGGTTATGGACTTGGCTGCTGCTCAGGGTACGCTCGTTGTTCCGGTCTCGACCGCTGCTGGCGATTATGATGATATCGCACTTTGCGACAGCATCATGAACGAACAGGGCGTCATGGCCGGTGATCGCTACCTCGCACTGTCGAGCCGCGACTACAACGGCATGGCTGGCAATCTGGCGGTTGCTACTCGTTCGTTCACCGGCACCAAGTCATCGAACGCTTACGAGCGCTCCTTCGTCGGTGAGGTTGCATCGTTCCAGACCTATAAGCTGGACTATGCAAACCGTTGCGCTGACAATTCGGCAAGCCGCACCATTGCCACCAACGGCGCTCAGGTGCGTTATGTCCCGCAGGCAACGACCACCAGCACTGGCGGCATTCTCAACGTCGATAACCGCTATCAGACGGTCACCGTGTCCTCGTCGGTCGGCATCACTGCTGGCGATGCGTTCACGATCACCGGCATCGAAGCTGTGCATCACATCACCAAGCGCAGCACCGGCCAGTTGAAGACGTTCCGCGTTATCAGCGTTCCTGCTGGCGGCACCACGCTCGTCATCAGCCCGCCGATCATCGGTGCAAACTCGTCGCCAACCGATGCCGAGCAGCAGTATCAGAATGTTGAAGTGGTGTCGGTCTCCGCGACTGCCCCACTGAACTTCCTGAACATTGCAGCTTCGAACATCAACCCGTTCTGGCGCAAGGACTCCATCGAACTGCTTCCGGGCCGTTACGCTGTGCCGGATGGCGCAGGCGTTGACGTTCTCCGCGCTTCGACGGATCAGGGCATTGAACTGGTCATGACCAAGAAGTTCGACCCGCTGACGTTCCAGACCCTCTACACGCTGGACACGCTCTATGGTGTCGTGATGACCAACCCTGAAATGGCGGGTATCCTGCTTTTCAATCAGGTCTAAACTGAGCGGGGGAGGGCTTCGGCTCTCCCCCAATCACTTGAGGGAATGGGCATGAAGAAACCAACCAAAGCAGCAGCCAAGATCGCAAAGGTCATGGGCGAATACAAAGAGGGCAAACTTCACGCTGGCGTGAATCCCAAGGGGCCTAAGAAGGCACCGATGGCGAAAAGCCGCAAGCAGGCTATTGCTATCGCTCTGAGCGAAGCTGGCATGGCCAAGAAGGCTAAGAAGAAATGATGAAGCCGGGTCTCTATGCGAACATCAACGCTAAGCGTGAACGCATCAAAGCCCAAAAGGATGCGGGCGAAACGCCGGAACGCATGAAGAAACCGGGTAGCAAGGGTGCGCCGACCAAGGCCGCTTTCATTGCATCTGCCAAGACTGCCAAGCCAGCGAAAGCCAAGAAGAAATGACCGACTTTCCCACCATCATGTATCGGACGCCGGGGCCACACCCAAAGCCGCGCGGCGGCACTTACGCATACAAGGGCGCTGCCGATCAGGCGGAGTTTGATGCGCTGCTAGGCCGTGGCTGGTTCCCGTCTTACGAGGACGCGGTGGTGGGAAAGATCGTCGCTGCCGTTGAGGCGCTGGACGATGCGCTTGATGTGGCAACGCCTGCAACACGCGATGAACTGGAGGCCAAGGCCAAAGAACTTGGGGTCTCGTTTAATGCTCGCACTTCTGATAAGACGATTGCGGAGCGTATCGCGTCGGCTCTGGAGGTTTAAGTGGGTTACAGCAAGCGCCAGTTTATCGAAGCGGCCTTCGAGGAAATCGGGCTTGCGAACTATGTGTTCGATTTGCAGCCGGAGCAGTTGCAGAGCGCGCTTCGTCGCCTTGATGCAATGATGGCGGAATGGAACGCGAAGGGGCTGCGCCTTGGCTACTCCATGCCGAGCAGCCCACAGGACAGCGACCTAGACGATCCAACCAACGCGCCAGACAGCGCATGGGAAGCTGTCATCACGAATCTGGCTGTGCGTATCGCACCGGGCTACGGCAAGACCGTTTCGCCTGATACAAAGATGGTTGCCAAGAACGCTTACAACACCCTGTTGCAGCGCGCGACGTTCCCGCTAGAGCAGCAGTTGCCATCGACCATGCCGCTTGGTGCTGGCAACAAGCCTTGGCGCTGGGATACGCCGTTTATGCCGATTCCGGCTGATCCCGTAGACGCCGGGCCTGATGGCCCGATTGAATGGAGCTAACGTAATGCCGACAATCAACAATCTTTCTACTGTAACGCAGATCTCCGGCGGCGACCAGATTCCGCTATTCGTCACCAGTCAGGGCGATGCGCGGCGCTGCTCAATCACCACCATGATTGCTTACATGGAGGTGAATTTTGGTGCCGTTGTGGCGCAGACCGTCAATACCATTCCGGTAACATTTGTTCAGTTGCCGACTGCCGCCAATGCTGGTGCCGGGACGCGGGCATTCATTACTGACGGATCAACGGCCACCTTTGCCGCTACCGTTGCAGGTGGTGGCGCTAATAAGGTGCCGATCTACAGCGATGGCACCAACTGGAAGGTTGGCTAAACGTGGCAGACAGCCGCCTCGCTCGGGCTGGTGTCTCTGGCTACAACAAGCCAAAGGCAACGCCGAGCCATCCGAAAAAGTCGCACATCGTCGTTGCTAAGGTTGGCGATGAGATCAAGACGATTCGGTTTGGCGAGCAGGGCGCAAAGACTGCTGGCAAAGCAAGGGCTGGCGAAGGCGCGGCGATGAAAGCCAAGCGAGCCAGCTTCAAGGCCCGCCATGCTGCCAACATTGCCAAGGGAAAGATGAGCGCGGCGTATTGGGCGGATAAAGTGAAGTGGTGACGCGCAGAATGGTTTCTGCTAAAGCGAAATAAAGGAGTCCCGAATGATTAGGTCTTTTTCCCCAGCAAGCGCAGGCACGGTAAACATTACCGTTTCTGGGTCATCCCAGCGTGTTCTTGTCGCCAAGCGAAACGCTCCCGTTACCGTTCGCATCGTGAACAACGGGACGGCGACCGTTTGGCTTAATGCTGGCGACATAACCGTCACCGCAAGCACAGCAACCAGCGCGCCAATCGGGCCGGGTGTTCATGAAGTTCTGACATTCTCTCCGGGTGCAAATGGTGATCTTTATATCGCTGCGATTGCAGCCGGTGCCACCGGGATAATTTACTTCACTCAGGGTGAGGGCGTCTAATGTCCGTGCATTGGGGTGGCCCCGGTGCTGGCCATGTCAGCCGTTGGAGCGTAGCCACTACTGGTGTACCAGTCCTGTCGCTAGACTTCCTGACCAGCAACACGCTGGACCCGCGCATCACGTTTACTCGATCCACCACGGCTACGTTTGTCGGCAGTAATGGCTTGATCCAGACGGCAGCAATCAATGCCCCGCGCTTCGACTACAACCCCGTCACGCTCGCGCCCAACGGCCTGCTGATCGAGGAGCAGAGAGCAAATCTGCTGACCTATAGCGACCAGTTCAATGATATATCATGGACAAAAGCGACCGCAGTTATAACCGCGAATAATCTTACATCGCCAGATGGAACGCAGAACGCCGACAGTTATATACAAACTATTGGCACGACCGGAGAAATTTTGCGTGCCGCAAACATTACTGTTACGGCAAACGCAGATTTTTCAATATCTGGATTTTTCAAAGCGGTTAGCACAACTCCCGCTGTTTCTCTTTATGCTACAGCAGGAGGTAATGGATTTCGAGTTGTAGCCAATTTGTCAACGGGTGCGGTTGTATCTTCTGGCGCGTTAGGAACGGGAACTTTTACCGCCGGGTCAGTTCGAGCATTTGGCAATGGTTGGTATCTGGTTTCTGCAACTGGCAAACTAGCAACTGGCGTTACGACAGGCCAGTGGCGCGCTGCGATGATTGATCTTGCTCTTAATCCTGTGGTCGGCAATGGGGCTAAAGGTTTGGGCCTATGGGGCGCGCAACTGGAGCAAGCATCTTTCTCTACCAGCTACATCCCCACCGTGGCCTCCACGGTCACCCGCGCGGCTGACATCGCGTCGATGACGGGTACGAACTTCTCAAGCTGGTACAACCAGAGCGAGGGGACGATTGTTGTGCAGGCAATTGCATACGGAAATAAAGCCTCGTCAACTCTAGCTAGGATACAAGACGCGGCTGCCACAACAAACTATATAACGGCAAGGCAAAGCGCAGGCGGTACACAAATTTTAGGCCAAACTTCATCTTCTGGGGGTCTGACAGCCGGACTTGCGGCAACCAATTTTACCCTTGGGGTGCCATTCAAGATAACTGTTGCTTGCGCGCCTAGCAACAGCGCCGTTTCGGTTAACGGCGGGTCTGTAGGCACCAGCGCCGCGATGACGACTATGCCTGTTGTCGATAGATTAAATATCAGCGAAGGCGGGCCTTTTTACATCCGCACCCTTACCTACTACCCCTCCCGCCTCTCCGACGCGCAGCTACAGGCATTGACCGCATGATCGACCTGTATCTCATGACCGCCACCGAAGCGGAGATGACTGCCGCGCTGCTGGCTGCGGGTGTCACCAACAACGAGGGCTTCCCGGTGTCTGGCGTGTCGCTCGATCACATCGGGCCATTCAGCCGCGTGACGGGCTACGACAAGGCCGACGAGCCTATCGTGGTGGACTACCCCGGCTGGCACACCAACCTGCGCGGTAACTTCACCGACGAGCAGCTTGCCGAGTTGACACCGTTGAGCGTCGAGCCAGCAGTTCCACATCGCGTGTGGGCGTAACACAGTGAAAATCCCGATCCTGACAGGCATTTACACGGATAACGGGCCGGATTTCCGCACGGCCTATCCGGTGAATCTTGTGCCGGTGCCATTGCCCAACGGGATTGACGATGGCTTTATGCGGCCTACTGATGGCATCATTGCGAACGGAACGGGGCCGGGCATTGATCGCGGAGGCATCAATTGGAACAGCATCTGCTACCGGGTGATGGGTTCAAAGCTAGTTATCGTCAGCAGCACCGGAGCGGTGACGATTCTCGGCGATGTCGGCGACGATGGCCGGGATG